ATTCGCTTGTCTCCTTTATTTTGTTTGCTAATAAATTGTAATTCACGAATAGCTATTTCGATTGGTTTGGGTGCTAATACACACCAATCTAGAGGTACAAATTTCGATTTAAGAAATTGTAAGTCTAATAAGTTTTCGAACTTTTGTAAGTTCCCGCTTTTATCTGCGGATGTAGCTATAAAGCCTAATTTTGTTGTAGTTTCAGATACACTCTGTCGATTAAAATATTTTAATGTATTACAATCTGCTGATATAATAACATCATCTCCATAAGTCAATAATGCCACATCGCGATGAAAATCAGTAAAATCTGGACTTAATCCTACTGATATGCGTCCATTCAAATAGCTTGCATATAAAATATACACATTTGTTATTGAATTAAAAACATCAGTCATAGGATTACCTGACTTATTACCTAATTCTGTTTTCATCAAATTAAATCCAACCAATACATACGAGTTTTGTAATATATATAGTAGTCCATGTCTAACTGGACTCCTATCGCCATAATACTCATCTGTAATTCTACGATAAAACTCAAATGCTTGCGGTGATACACTTCCATCATAATTTGTGTAATCAACGTCAAATCCATACTTGCCTTTACTACGTAAGTAATCAAATATACTTTTCCATGCCACTTCATAGTCAATTCCAATTGCACTATGAGTAACAAATCCAGGGTTCTTCCTAATATAATTAAGAAAACTACCAAAATATTTACGCACTAACATAGTATATTCTAGCGATGGTTGTTCAAATATACGTGTTTTACCCTGCTTGACCTTTTCAATTTTCCGTAATTCATCCTTTACAGTTGCAACCCATAATGGGCTATTTTTAATAACACCCATTTTAAGATTATCTTCCAAGTCTGACAACCTTTTAACAAATGTTTGTCCATGTATGGGAATAATAAAAGTTTTTGCCTTATTTGAAAAAGCATAATTAACATCATCAATTTTATCAAAGAAATCATATTTGCCATTACTAAACCATTTTGATAAAATACCACTAGATGTGCTCATAACTAGTCTATTCATAGTATCATATCCATTGATAATTTCAAATTCTGTCAATAGATGCTTATCTCTTTCTTGTGGAAATTGTTGTATATATTGTTGCACACATAATTCATGCATGCGAGGTTCAACAACATGTGTATATTTTGGAATACATTTCTGTGCGTTAGAATACATTGCATGAAAGTCATCTGTAATTCCTTTATAAGAAGGTGCATATTTATTAGGCCATTCATCGTGTTCTAACCATTTTCTTTTATCCGTCTTGTCGATCAATACAGTGTTTAACTTGATACCATTAATACTAACTTCTCCCAAGTTCTCAATGGGAGTATTCCAATATTTACTAATTTTCCCATTGCACTGAAAATTAATTTCTTCTTCTATAGGTAATTCACTAGTTTTAAATGCATTATATGCTTCCATAATATCATCTAATATAAGTGGTGTGGCTCCTGCA